ACAGATTGATGTGGTAAATACAGGTTCGGCAACAGCTACATTTGACATTTACTTAGTTACACAAAATGGAACGGCAGGGACTTCAAATGCTTTGTTTTATCAACAAAGTTTGTTGCCGAAACAAAATTTACAATGGCAAGGTCAACAAGTATTAGATTCACAACAGACAATACAGATTAATGGCAGTACAACAGGAATAACGATGACTATGAGTGGGGCTACTTATGGCTATTACTAGTTATCCACAACAAGGTAATTCGTCATCGAATCCATCATATGTTATTACAAATAATGAATCGCCACTTGCTTTACCATCGTATCTTGAAGTATCAAGGGGCTTAGTTACGGGTTGTTCTGTTGTTAATATTTATGGCTATCAAAGTGCATTGCCAAATTCAAGTGCCGTTACTTATTATCCTGTTTGGGAAAACACAACTGCATATACCTATCCCGCATCTGCAACAACAATGTTGCTTTGGAGTTCTTCTGCATCCGATACTGCGGTTCAAGTATTAATTAATGGTTTAGATGCAAGTTACAACTTATTATCTGAAACTTTAACCCTTACAAATGGCACAACAGGTGTCACAACCGTTAATTCTTATTTAAGAATTAATGGTATTCAAATTGTTGGAACTGTTAATGCTGTGGGTATTATTAATTTAGGTAATGCAGGTAAAACAATTCAGTATGCTGAAATAACTGCGGGGTATGGTAAAAGCCAAGCCATGATTTACACAGTTCCTAATGGTTACACATTCTACTTAACCCGTTCAAATGCATATTCAAACCAAAGTGGAAACACAATTAACAATTATTGTTCTTATCGAGTTTATACGCAATCGAGTGTGGGGTTAATACAAATTGTTTTACAAGCCCCATTTACAAACACTTATCAAACGCTTCGTGTTGCACCAAGAGCATATGCTGCAAAAACAGATATTCAATGGCAAGCATCGGGTGGACCTTCTTCAGGAACATCTTCGGTAGGTATTGGCGTTGAAGGCATTTTAATTGCCACGGGAACACCATAATGATTTATAATATATTAACTATTCAGGGGTAAAATATGTCGCAAGGTTCAGGATACACGCCCATTTATATCTATTCTAGCTCTACTGCTAGTAATGTGCCATCAGCCTCTAATTTAACGAACACATCCTTAGGTTCTGAAATAGCAATCAACATAACCGATGGTCGCTTATACTATAAAGACAATTCTAACGTCGTTCAAGTTTTAGCAACAAAAGGTGGTGTAGGCTCATCAACAAACACACAGGTTCTTTATAACTCAAGTGGGTTAGTTGCAGGTAGTGCTAATTTAACATTTAATGGCACAACATTAACTGTTAACACATTAGCCTTAACGAATGCATTAGGTATAGCGTATGGCGGAACAGGAATCACATCATTTGGTACAGGCGTACAAACAGCTCTAGGTCAGAACGTCACAGGCTCAGGTAGTATTGTTTTATCTACAAGCCCTACATTAGTAACCCCTGCACTTGGCACACCTTCTTCTATTGTATTAACAAACGCTACAGGATTACCATTAAGCACAGGCGTGACAGGCACATTAGGCGTAGCAAACGGAGGCACAGGAACAACAACATTAACAGGTTATGTTTATGGAAATGGTACAGGTGCTATGACAGCATCAACAACTATTCCAACAAGTTCCTTAAGTGGCACAATTAATTTAACAACACAAGTTACAGGGACTTTACCTGTTGGTAATGGTGGCACAGGCTTAACAACCCTCACAGCAGGCTATATACCCTATGGTAATGGAACGAGTGCTTTTGGAAGTAGTGCGAATTTATTTTGGGATAGTGCAAATAGTAGGTTGGGTGTTGGAACAAGTAGTCCTGCAACAAAATTAAATGTAAGTGGTTCTACTGCATCGGGTGCTATTTCTACACGGATTGCTAATACAGATGCAACTGGAATGAGTACGGTTGAATTTAGTGATGGGACAAATACCAAAGGGCAAATTTGGGCTGGTAACGGTAGCTATGCAAGTTTTGGTGGTGCAGGTTCATTAAATTACAGTGCAAATAGTGGTCCTCATGTATGGTATAACAACTATTCAGAATATATGCGTCTTGATTCATCAGGAAGATTAGGTATTGGGACAACAAGTCCTAGCACATTATTACATTTATATAACACTACTAACGCTGACCAATATTGGCAAACAAATGCAATTAGTTTGTATGCACAAGTAAATAACACAAATGGTACTGCTTTATTTGGAACATTAACAAATCATCCTTTAGTGTTTTGGACAAATAATGCTGAAAGAATGCGTCTTGATTCATCAGGCAATCTAGGAGTTGGAGTTAGTCCAACTTATAAAATAGATGCGGTTTTAGACCAAAATGCAGGCTCATATACTAGAATTAGAAATAGTAATTCAGGAGCAAGTGCATACGCTGGGGTTATTGTAAATGCCTACGGAAATACTTGGGCAATGCGAATGGGTTCATCAGCCGCTAATTCTAACGCACTAGAATTTGTTAAAGATATTTCTGGCACTCCTACTGTTTATGCCACGCTTGACACATCAGGCAATCTAGGACTTGGTGTTACTCCTAGTGCTTGGTATACATCTTCTTCAACCCATGCTATTGAATTACCCGCTGGCTCTTTATTTAACTTTGGTACAGGTCAATTAAATTTAGCACAAAATTGGTATTATAATTCAAGCCTTTCACCAACATATAAAACATCTTCACAAGCATCTACATATACTCAAACAGGTGGTCAGCATCAATGGTACACAGCACCATCAGGCACAGCAGGAAACGCAATAACATTTACACAGGCACTTACTTTAGATAATAGTGGTAATTTGTTAATAGGAGCAACATCAACACCATTTCCTAAACTATATGTATCAGATGGAACAGTAGGAATTGGAGTTACACCATATTCAGTTGGTTCTATAGGATATGTTGGAACTTGGACAAATTATGCTTTAGGATTTGTAGTAAATGGTTCAGAAAAAGGTAGATTTGATTCTAGTGGTAATTTGTTGGTGGGTACTACAAGCACATCTTTTACAAATTCAAACTCAATAGCAATTGCTGCAAGTATTGGTGCTCAAAACATTCAACACGTAAATGGAACAGCATCGGGAAATAACTATTTAGCATTTGTTTATAATGCAACAGGCATAGGTTCGGTTACACAATCAGGCACAACGGCAGTTCTTTATAATACAACTTCTGACCAACGATTAAAGACTAATATTGTAGATGCACCACAAGGTAACATAGACCAAATTAAGGTTCGTAGTTTTGATTGGATAGCAGATGGAAGCCATCAAACTTATGGTATGGTCGCACAAGAGTTATTAGAAGTAGCACCATACGCAGTACATCAACCTGAAAATCCTGACGAAATGATGGGTGTTGATTACAGTAAATTAGTGCCAATGATGATAAAAGAAATTCAGGACTTGAAGAAAGAAATCGCACTTCTAAAGGCTAAACAATGAACCTAATCCTATTCGCTATCTTTGTCATACTTCAGTTCTTAGACTTTTGGACAACTTACAATGTTATTCAATCAGGCAAAGGACACGAAGGCAACGCTGTGATGGAGTGGTTATTCTCCAAAATTGGAGTGGTTGGTGGCTTTGCTGTGGCTAAGTCTATACTCATTGCCATCTTCGCTTACCTAGCAACAAAACACTTTTATACTTTTTTTATTGTTGAAATAGACTTGGTTGCAATGGTGTTTATTTTCTTCAATTTAGTTTATAGTTTTGTTGTGGTTTCTAATTATCAAATTTTAAGGAAATAATATGAATTCATACACATGGACTGTTACCAATATGTCTACGCTTCCTAATGTACCTAATTCACCTGAGTACGTTACGCTAGTAAACGGAGTTGTAACAGGTTCAAACGGAGCAACTCCTCCAATAACAGCTACACAATATTTTAATGTTCAATTGGTTGTAGAAGAAGACCAAGACGATTATATTCCGTATGCAGATTTAACAGAAGCAGTAGTAATCGGTTGGGTGCAAGAAGTATTAACACCTGAAGGGGTAAGTAACTTAGAGATTAACATTGATAATCAAATCTCGGCAATAGAAAACCCACCTGTAGTACCTAGTTCACAGCCACTACCATGGCAAGGGTAAGTCATCAGCCCATTTTGATGACATATTTTTTAGGATATAAAAAATGACTGAAGTAACTATTAAATTGTTTGATGCAGAAGTACAAGATATTATTAACGTATTAGGCGAATTGCCAACCAAATCAGGTGCATTTATGCTCATGCAAAAGATTGGCTCACAATTACAACAGGCTAGGGAAGCCACAGAACCACCAAAAGAGGAATAGTATGGATATGGAAACGATTATTGCAGAAACAGATAAACGACTATCAGTACATGAAGCCGTATGTGCAGAACGATACGAAGGAATTTTAGATTCATTTGTTAAAGGTTCTAAACGTATGGAACGTATCGAATATTTATTGTATGCAGTAATTGTTTCAATTTTCTTTGGTAGGGATTTTTTGATTGATTTTATTAAAGGATTGATTAAATAATGGAATGGTTAGCACAAATCGCACCTAGCATTGCTACAGCTCTCGGTGGTCCATTAGCAGGTCTTGCTGTTACTGCAATCTCTAAGGCTCTTGGCATAGATGAAAAAGATGTGCAATCTACGATAGAATCAGGAAAACTATCAGCCGAGCAATTATCTAGTCTTAAACAAGCTGAAGTTGATTTACAAGCCAAGGCACAAGAACTTGGTTTAGATTTTGAAAAACTAGCTGTTGATGACCGTAAATCAGCTAGAGATTTACAAGCATCTACAAAATCTATTGTTCCACCACTTTTAGCAATGGGGGTTACAGTTGGGTTTTTTGGTATTTTATTTGCTCTGATGATGGGGTATGCTCAAAAATCAGACGAATTAATGATTATGCTTGGTTCTTTAGGGACAGCATGGACAGGAATTATAGGGTTTTACTTTGGCTCAAGCGCAGGTAGTCAACGTAAAGATGAATTATTACATCAGAGTACACCTGTATGAAAGAAAACTTTAATAAATCCTTAGCCTACCTCTTAGAAAGTGAAGGGTTATGGTCAGATAGACCAACCGACCCAGGAGGTGCTACGATGAAAGGGGTTACTCTTGAAGTGTTTAGGCGATTTAAAAGAAACCCATATTTAACAAAACGAGAATTATTTAACATAAGCGACCAAGATGTTCACGATATTTACAAACAACTCTATTGGGATAAAGTCCATGGTGACGAGCTTCCTATTGGTGTCGACTATGCCATTTTTGATTGTGCTGTCAATAGTGGTCCTGCAACGGCTGCTAAATTATTACAAGAAGCCGTTGGAGTTACTGCTGATGGAATTATTGGGAATCAAACGCTACAAGCGGTTCAAAAGGCGAATATCCGTTCTCTTTTAGAGAATTATTATGCCGAGAGAACTGCCTATTATCAAAGTTTGCCTACTTTTACTGAATATGGTGACGGTTGGATAAACAGAGTAAAAGATGTTAAGAAAAGAATTAATTTGATGTTAGGTTAAAATACATTAAAATCAATAAAACTGTTTGGGATAAACGGTTGGCATGATTAAAGGATAAATTATGGCAGCTCAAACAACTCCGACAAACACTTCAGCGTCAGTCATGACGTACAATTCACTCATTTTAGACGTTCAACAATATCTTGAACGTGATGATAGTGCCGTCACGAACCAAATTCCTGAGTTCATTATGTTGGCTGAGTTTGAACTTGCCCAACAGATTAAGACATTAGGTCAATTACAAGTAGCTGAATCTACTATGACAGCAACGAACCCTGTAATACCTAAGCCTGCACGTTGGAGAAAGTCTGTATCTATGAATTTGACCACAAGTTCAGGTGCAATACAACCGATATTTCTTAGAAAGTATGAGTATCTAAGAACGTATGCCCCAAGTAGCACGACTACAGGTACGCCTCTTTATTATGCTGATTATAACTATGATAATTGGATTGTGGCACCAACACCTGACCAAAATTATGCATTTGAAGTTTTGTATTATGAGCGTATTGCTCC